TGTCCCTCTGTATCACCTAAAGGTAAAAGCCATGAGCCAGAAAGACCTCTTTAGAGGTCCCTTTGACATCTTGGCGGCGGATTCGCCGCTCTCTGAGACGACCCTTAATTGGGTCCTCGACGAGCTCGGCGCAAGTAAGTGTCCTGGTAACAGGAAACTTATTCAGCAAGTTTCGAAACTTGCTATCCGTCTGTATATCCTCCGTTCTGTTGTCCGGCTTGAAAACCCGGATCGCATGCGGGAGATTACAGATTCCCTTGAAAGTGAGACTTTAGGACACACCCGCGCGGACTAACCGCGATGTTGATATGTCAAATGGGAAAACTGTTGTTAAACAAAGCTTTGTCGTGGATGCGTCTCACCGTATCTCTTACGAGCATACGGAAAAGACGCCAACGTCGAAAACCATTGAAAGTGGTGTTCTTCGTGATACCCACGTATCGCTGAGACCCCAGTCGACTATTACCTATGGCGATAATTATCGCGATTGGTCTTGGCGATTGGATAATGGCTATCAAGCCACTACGTCTCTGACTGTAAATGTCCAGCGTGCCAAAGTTACTCCGGGTCTCCTCAATGGTGTCGTCGACTATATTCTTATAGCCGATCCATCTTGGGAAACGATCTGGAGTTTCGAAGGCTACGGTCTGTTCACTACGCAGTCTTTGTTTTCTTCAACAGCTATTCCTACCGACACTTCGACAGCCACTAATCGGGCGCTTGCAAGGTTCAACGAAAAAGCCGCTGCAGTTAACCGCCAATTCCAAGGCGGCGTAGTGCTTGCGGAAATCGAAAAAACCTTGCATGGTTTACGCCATCCAGCAGAAGCCCTTTTTAAGGGCATCGAGACCTATAGTAGGGCAGCGATGAAGCTGCGTACACGGTTCGTAAAGAATCGTGCTCACTATCGATCTCTGGGTAAGGCCCAGCGGCGTCAAGTCGCCAAGTCTTTCTCGGAGGCTGCTTCGGGACTGTGGCTTGAGCAATCGTTCCATTGGCTACCGTTAACTTACGATATCCGTGGAGCGATCTCAGCTCTGGAAGCCTCGTTTGATCAGACGCATAGACAATTCGTCAAAGCGTCTGCTAACGATGTGCAATCAGAGTTCACTTCCTCGGGTTCTGGATTGGTTAGCTTTGTTCAGCTACCCTTTTCAGTAAACGAGAAAGTTGGAGTCTCCGTACGCATGTACGGTTCAGTCCGGGTACGACCTCGGCTCCCTTACTGGCCAGACATGGCTTCCTTAGGTTTCGACCTTAGAAGCTTTGTCCCGACCATATGGGAGTTGATTCCGTACTCATGGGCCGTCGATTATTTCACTAACATTGGTGATATAATTTACGGTATGAGTCAGGGAGGATCGGAAGTTGCTTGGGCCGCGATTGGTTCTAGCCGGTATGTCAGACGCGCCCTAAAGGCGCAAGCATGTCTGTCACCCGATGCGAAAAACCCACCGCCTGGCTACAAAACAGCTACCGCTTTCCTCGTCTGTTCTCCGTCCGAGGCCGCCACTGAAACAGCGATTCTAAGTCGCGCGCCGTATAATGGCTCTTTCATTCCAGATTTGGAGTGGAAGGTTCCGGGGATGAGCCTTAAATGGCTAAACCTCGGAGCTGCCTTTTTACAGCGCTCATTGGCGTTTCTTTAACCAGCACTTAAGGGAGAACATAATGTTCAACCCAGCCTCTCCTGTTACCGGCGCACCTATCACCGGCTTCACGTCGCCCACCTATACACTCGCGGCCGATACGGCCCCGGATGTAAATGGTAAAGCGTTTGCTGTCACCGCCTTAGGCGGAACGCAAACGGGGGTGGTCGTGTCCTCAGCTTCCTATCCTTTCACATTGCTGTTTACGCGCCCGAAGACAATTCGGACGCTGCCAGCCATGGGTCTGAATGGGAGGCTTCCCTCAGTGCCAAGGAACACGTTTACGCTTTCTGTCCGAAAGGGGGTTATCCCCCTATCTGGGCAGCCGGCGCAACCGTGCGTCCTCAAACTGGAAATCCCAGTTCCGGCCGGCGCGGACTTGGCTGATAAGGCCAATCTCCTTGCCGCTCTCTCGCTTATGGCGGGAGTACTTTGGGAACAGTCAAATGAGATCGGCGATTCGGTTATTGCGGGAACTTTGTAACCGCAACGGCCATCCTTGTGTCTATTTGACACTAGGTCTCGCGCTAGGTTTCGACCTTCGCGAGTTCGCCTTTTTTATCATTGAGGTCGTTAAGACCTTCCAATGAGTTCATTTGACAGAGGAGAACGATCATGGCTATAAGCCCGACCGCTCTTTACTCAGCTTTCGCTGATGACCTCGATGAGTGTGGGTTGGCTGATTCCGCTCAATTAAGCCGCGCTTTTGCGGCTCTTTCAAGCGATTTCGGCCTTCCCACCTCTGATGCTGCACGCTCGTTCATTGAGCGAGAATGCTCATTAGACTCATCTGACGTTACTGTCACTGAAGCTGCTGTACGTTTCCAGTTAAAAGGTATGTTCTGGAAGTACTTAAGTACATCTGGTACTGACCCTAACCTGGATCAAGTGGCTTTTGACAAGTTCATGAGCGTTAATAAACGCCTTGCACTCTGGCAGTACTCGCCTAACACGTCTGGGGATGAAGAACTATTAGGCTCCTTTAAAGAGCTCTTATGGAACTTCTGGAATCCGCAAGGGTTCCCCCTTGTCACGAACGATTATGATCTTTTAGATCATGGTCGGACGGGACCGGGTGTCTCTGTAGGCTCGTACGGCGAGGACTTTTATACTAAAATGTTCTCGTCGCCACTAGCCTATACGTCAGAGGTCCTGCTCCAGGAATACCTGGAATGGACTAGTGAGGAACCCACTTGGCTGAGAGCGGAGTCAACTCGCTCTCATACTTTTGGGGATCCCCTCAAGGTCCATGGAAGTTCTCTTAAATTCGTCCCGAAAGACATGCGTGAATCGCGGACTATTGCTGTTGAGCCTTCGCTGAATATGTTCTATCAGCTTGGGCTAGGAGCAATCCTAGAAGAACGTATCAGGACCTTCTTCGGTCTTGATTTACGTACTCAACAGTTTTGGAACCGCGAGGCTGCGAGAGTAGGGTCTATTGCTTCCCTTTATGGGAATCATCGTTCGAGGGGCGAACCAGAAAACTGGTTTTCGTCCCTTGCTACGATCGACCTTAAGTCGGCTTCAGACTCTCTTGGGCTTCGGCTCTTGGAGTGGGCGCTTCCGCCCGATTTCTACAGACTTCTCTGTAGACTTCGGTCTCCGGTCGCCACTGTCGCTGACTCTTCTCGCATTGAGTTGAATATGGTTAGTACAATGGGTAACGGTTTTACGTTTCCATTGGAAACCCTTATCTTCTCTTGCGCTGTTGTGGCGTGCATAAAATCGTTTGGTTTAACACCCATTCGACCTTATGCCCGATTCGGGTCTCCAACCCGTTCCGGTCTCGACTCTCTCCCTAAGGGTGAACCTGGAGAGTGGGGCGTGTTCGGCGATGACTTAGTTTGTCATTCCGAAGTTGCCCCCCGAGTGTTGCGCCTTTTGACGCTTCTCGGTTTCGAGATTAATAGCCACAAGTCCTTTCTTGAAGGGACCTTTCGTGAGTCGTGCGGTTGTGACTTCTACCGAGGTTACGACATCCGGGCATTCTATGTCAAGTCTGCCCTGGCTAGTCGCACTTCTCTGTACAAAGCCCTCAATGGCTTCCTGGAGTGGTCTTATCGTACCGGTATATTTTTACCTAATACGGGTCGACTACTCCTTACCGAGCTAAGAGCCCTAGAGCGGAGAGATCCGCTTTGGGTTCCTCTTGGTGAGGGAAGGGATGCGGGGCTTCGGATTCCCTTGGCCGTTCTACAGGAACTTAACTGTAGTTCAACCGAGAGGGTCCGGAGGGATCGCGATAGTCAGTCTCTCATTTATGAGCGACTTGTACCATTCGCGAAACAACTCCGCATTGGGGATGGCTATGTAGCTGTTCCCAGGAAGTTACGAAGACGCATCTATAACCCACATGGGCTCCTAGCTGCTTTTCTTCGTGGCGATGTACGTGACGGTAGGATATCAGTTAGGCAAACTGATACCCGTTACCGTAAGAGGGAGTGTATAACCCCTAATTGGGACTACATTCCTCCTATCCACGATTGGGTTCGCCTGATCACGGGTAGGGTTGACATGAGGCGGTTGGAGACCGCCTCAAGGGCCCTATTGCACTCCGTGCTGTAGGTTCCTGGGCCGGGAG